ACAGAGAAGCAGCGTTTGGATGGCTTCGTAACAATGGACTAGGAGATATAATCAAAAATGAGATATCCGTATCTTTTGGTCGCAACGAGGATAACAAGGCGGCTGATTATGCCAACCTTGCAGAGAGTCAGGGTTACCAACCTCAACAAAAGTTGAAAGTTGAACCTATGACTCTCAAAGCGTTAGTCCGTGAACGTATAGAGGCAGGTAAAGAAATGCCAACGGAAATTTTCAACGTATTTGTTGGAAATAAAACAACAATAAAAAGGAAACAATAAACATGAATGAAGTAGCAATGAAAAAAGAAAATGCAGTAGCAGTCAATATGTTTGAAGCTGATGCAGACAAAGGCTCTCAGAACATGACGCAAGAAGATCTTGCGTTACCATTTCTGAAAGTATTAGGACAACTATCTCCAGAGGTAAATAAGAGAGATGGGAAATATGTTGAGGGGGCAGAACCTGGCATGATTCTCAATACTGTCACTAACGAAATTTTTGACGGAACCAAAGGAATAGATGTGTTGCCAGTATTTTACGAAAGAAAATACGTAGAATGGCAAGACAGAGGTGAGGGTAAAGGCGCACCTGTAGCAATTCACGATGCAAGTTCAGACATCATGAGTCAAACTACACGTGACAAATCTTTTAAAGATAGATTACCTAATGGTAATTACTTAGAAAACACTGCAAATCATTATGTAGTAGTTTTAGGTAATTCACCACAGACGGCTTTAATTTCTATGAAAGCGACTCAATTAAAAATTAGTCGTAAATGGAATTCCATTATGATGGGAATTAAGTTGCAAGGTAAAAATGGTTTGTTTACTCCGCCAACATACAGCCACATTTACAATCTAAAGACTGTTCAAATGTCTAATGACAAAGGAACATGGTTTGGTTGGGAAGTGTCTAAAGTTGGTCCGGTCTCAGATCAAGGTGTTTATCAAATTGCAAAATCTTTTGCTGACAAAGTTGGTAAAGGTGATGTGGAAATTAAACATGGATCAGACGAATCAAAAACAGATTCACCATACTAAATAAAATCCTAGGAGGCGGGCGCTGAAGCGAGAGTGGGGGCGCCCGTTTAAAAATTATGTTTGAAAAAATATTTAAAGGATTAGAACGTGCTCATGGTTGTACTAAAGTAAGTGCACCTGCTGAGAATGGTGTCAAATTAAAAGGTCAATCATTCGTAGTACGTCAACCAGTGACCACGGAACTGTGGACTATGCATTTAAATGGTACACAAAGTCTTGGTATTATACCAATTAATGAAGAAAACCAATGTATATGGGGATGTGTAGACATAGACTCATATGCAGGGTTTGATCACAAAAAATTAATAGATAAAATTAAACAATTTAAACTGCCTCTGGCTGTGTGTAGGTCAAAGAGTGGCGGTGCTCACGTGTTTCTGTTTACAGATGAACCCGTATCTGCAGAAAGAATGAGAGACAAACTAACAGAAATAAAAACACTACTAGGATACGGCGGATCAGAAGTTTTTCCAAAACAAATACAATTAAAATCAGCAGATGACACAGGTAATTTTTTAAATCTACCATATTTTGGTGGTGACAACACAACTCGTTATGCATTTAAAGAAGATGGCACAGCTGCAACATTAGAAGAATTTTACACTATATATAGTGAGATAAAACAAACAGACATTACAAAAATAAAAATAGAAAGACCACAATCAGAATACTCTGATGCACCACCGTGTATAGAATTAATGGCTATGAATAAAATACCAGAGGGTGGTCGTAACAATTCTATGTTTCATTTTGGTGTGTATGCTAAAAAGAAATGGCCAGCAGAGTGGAAAAGTAAAATGACATTGTTTAATGCAACAGCATCTACAATACCATTAAGTGAATCTGAAGTAGAAATAATTAAACGTCAACATGATAAAAAAGAATGGGGTTACAAATGTAATGATACACCGATGTGTAACTTGTGTGATAAAAAATTATGTAGAGAAAGAAAATTTGGTATTGGAGAAGAGATAGTATTTCCTGCACTAACTGATTTACAAAAAATTAAATTAGAAAAACCATATTATTATTTAAACGTAGATGGTGAGAGATTACATCTGGAGAATGTAAAATTTTTAAAACAACAAAGTTTATTTCAAGAAGCATGTATGGAACAGTTGGACTTTAAACCACCAACAGTAAAACCAAAAGATTGGGATATGATAATAAACCCATTAATGAAGAACCACGAACCAATAGATCCACCAGAAGGTGTAACCACACAGGATCAATTACAGAATCATTTAGAAGAATATTGTTTAAACAGACAAGTATCTACAGACAAAAGTGATCTTAAAAAAGGTGGTGTGTGGACCAACGAAGGATACCATCACTTTGTATTTGATAGATTTTATAATCAGTTTTTAATTAGAAAACGTTGGGATGTACCATACTCACGTACAGCACAGATGTTAAAAGAAACATGTAATTGTGATGACAAACGTATTGGTAAAGAAAGAATCTCTGTATTTGTTGTACAACAATTTGACAAAAAAGAAGATGATTACAATCAAAAAGAATTAAAACCGAAAGATCCATATTAATGAGAACAATAGTATTAGGACCACCAGGTACAGGTAAGACTACAACTTTGTTAAATAAAGTTGATGACTATCTTAAACAAACAGATCCTGATAAGATAGGTTACTTTGCATTTACACAGAAAGCTGCACACGAAGCAAGAGACAGAGCAATTAAAAAATTTAATTTAAC